TCCGTTAAGACCTGCCTGTTGGTATGAATTGGAATCCACCCTTGGATTGCGTATTGCTTGTGGGTCATATACCGGATACATCCCAAGCTGAAGTTGCGGCTGATCTTTCTCCCAGCATTCCGGGCAAACAAGAATGTTTACATTCTTAGTTTTAATGACAAGAGATTTAAGCTGCTTCAGCTTGTACCGGAAGTTGCATCTATCGCACTGCGCGATAGCATATTTGCCCGATGCAAACTGATTAGGCATCAGAAGCTCCCGGTGTTACCCAGATACATCCTGCGCGGCACAAACCGCACTGCTGCTTTTTCACGATCTTCACCTGCCGCAAGGTTCCACTGTTCCTCGTAGGCTGCTTTTAGCATGTCAAGTCTTGGCAACCCTTCGGGAAGCTTCATTGCAATGTAGTACGCCAATCCTGCGGTAATACAGGGAAGAAAACGAAACGGCATATCAGGGGTTTCAAGCCCTTCGCCAGCATTCTGAACCCTACGCAAACGCCAGTAAATTACTTGATAGTACGGTGAAGCTAGCGTACCTTGATCCGGCACGGGCCAAACTGTGAACTGTGGGAAAGCTGTTGCGCTGGGGGAGTAGCCACTTGTTGCTGGGTAGGTTGCCCCAGAGTTCCTACTAATAAAGATCTGAATTGGCCTTGCCTGAGAAAGTTTGTTTGGGATGGTAGCGTAGGTGGAAACACTGATCCGGGTAAGTGTAAGGTCGGCTTGCGTTGAAGCATTCCCCGCACCCGTCCTTATAACGTGTTCAAGTAAGTCAATCGTATCGTTAGGCAGATCGTACGTAGCGGTGCCCTGTTCAAGGTCTTTTGTGCCTTGTTCAATCGTCCACATGTTGATGCCACGATTAGCCCACTCAATCGTCAACAAGTTCATAGACCTGCGGGCTGTGCGCAAATCGTAGCCCGAGCGCATTTCCCGACCAGCCCGCTCAAAAGCCTCTTCTGCTATGTCGGTGAACTCAAGATTAAAATCAGTTGCGCCGCTGGTAGTCATCTAAATCTCGCGGTTTTTGCAGCAACGCCTTTTGGCTGTTTGACGAATTGCTTTCCCGAGCGTTTTCCAGCGCGTTTAGCTCTTGTTGTCGCAGCGTACTCATTAGGTGTAAGAGCATTAATTGCCGCCTCTGGGAGATACCGCTCGCCAGTTGCTTTTGAACCCTGTGTGCTAGGTTTGCCACTCTTGGTTCTCCATTTCTGGTCGGTCCAATTCTTCAGGCTTTGCTGCGGGGCTTTCAATCTCTATAACCTCCGCCCTTTTGCTTGTACTTCATAGCAAGCATCTGAGCTTTACGAGCGGACCACTGCCCTGGTGCACCCCCCTTACCACCAGCTTTGATGCTGTTGAAAAGCGCCTTCCGCATCCCCGGCTTGGTGTAATTGCCAGCTTCGTTGACACGGGACTCACCGCCTTCAGCAAAAGATGCCGTCTTTGCAGCAGCGGCAAAATCGCTTGTTTTAGGGGCGCCTTTGTCTCCCGCACTACGCATCTTCTCGCCAGAGCCCGAAGCTATCCGTTTCCGTTTTGCTGCAATATTAGCGTACAAACCTCCGCTAGCAAACTCTTGAACATTTTGAGGGCTATCTTTCCGCTTAACGGTCTTGGCTTTTGGCATCTTAGAGGGCGAGATCGCCCCCATACCTCTTGACGCTAACATGCTTTACCACCGTAGGCCATCTTCTTGACCTTGCCGCCTTTAGCCATCTTTCCCTTACCATCCGCAGCAAAAGCTGGAACCATTTTATCACCTTGCTTGACCATAGGCATACCACCATCAGCCATCTTGACCATCGTACCCTTGGTCTTGCCCTTGGTCGCAACACCATCTTTGCTGGGGGCTGCGGTCTTGACTGCACCCATCATGCCGCCGCCTGCCATCATTTTCTTCTTCATGGCAACGCCGCCGCTTTTCATCATTTTCGACATCATTTTTACTGCTCCTTATACAAGTTGTTGAAGGTTACTTCCGAATCCATGTAAGAGTCGTCTTGCTCTGCACAATGAATCCATTGGCTCGGTCGAAAATCTGGTGCCCCTTCACCCGTCACCCAATAGGCGGGACTCGTAACACGCACACGGTTGTTCGGTAATGCAACCATGTTACCAGTCCATTTTCCCGCGTCCGTCAACATCAATACATGGCTTTGTTTGTGTTGTGAAGGGTCTTCCGATACTTCACTTTCCGCATAATCTACTGTAAATAAATATCTTCCCGTATAAAACTCATTGTTTATTTTGCATATCCAAGGAGAAGGCTTGGCGCGCTGAATACTGAAGACAGTGTGATGATAAGAATTACAGTCCCAAGGCTGTGCAAGATGGGTTTGCATACGTTCAGGCCACGCTTCCAGCGGTATATCTCCAACCAGAGCCGTGATTGGCATTCTTGCCCACATCGCTCCACCGTGGATATTAGCTTGGCTACCATCATCTGCCTCACAACCAGAAAAAATAATCTGAAAACCTAGACAACGATCAGGAATAGTTGTAACCGCTACCGCTAAACCGTGTAAATATTCACCGTGGTACTCCTGATGCCCTTTCGTAAATTCCTTTCTTACCCAACATTTAAAATACGGAATACTGCTTGTTAAATACATTACTATTTTTTACCTTTATGTTTTACTACTCCACCATGTTTTTTCTTCGTAAATTCCTTTCCAACGGACGATGGTACACCTACTTTCTTTGCAAACTTTGGATTGTTCGCTACTGCCTGCATGAACTTCTCTTGTTTTGCGGATACGGTAGGCATCAGATGTACCTACCTTTCGTCTTGCCTCGCTGCGCGATACCGTCAGCACGTTTAGAAGCAGAAGCAACTTTACCGCCTTTGTTCAAAAACTGCCCTTTATCGGTTTCAGCTTCGTCTGAAGCATAACGCCCTTTTTCAGAGTCAGACATTAGGCGTTTCCGCGCTTTTTCCATGTTTTCTTTTAGTCGATCAGAACGGTTATATACCCCCTCAGGATTTGTTTTTGTAGTACCAAGTCGCCCAGATGCAATTTCTTCATCATCTCTTACATTGGCATATACGTCTTTAATTTCTTTGTTACCTAGCCTTAGTTCTTCAGCAGTCACCCTATTTGCTGAGGGTTTTTGCCTTATAAATGATTTAATAAATTTTGCAAGACGGGATTCTTTTCCCGGAACAAGCTCTCCAAAAGGCTGGTCCATGCGCGGGCGTGATTTTTCTGTTGCTTTTGCAGTCGCTTTCGCAATCGCAGCTTCAGTGTCTGTATCTGGTGCACCTACAGTAAGTATAGGCATCCCTTCTGAATCTAGCACCAGCTCATTAGTGCCTTCCCTTCTTAATCCACGTTTCCGAGGAACATAATCATCCGTAGACCCACCATTTTCAAATTTGCGCTTTTTCATGTTAACACTTCCATGCCCGCAGGCTTTTGTTGATGCGACTATTAGGATCGTTGGCCGTTTTTGACGAAGTGAGCTTTTTCTTCATGCCTTTCATCCGGGCACAGAATGAGTCACGCCGTGAACCGCCCTCTGGTTGCGGAGGCTTAAGCCCGGGTTTCCCTGGATTGGCTGCGTTGTAGGATGCCCTACCCTTGGCGTTGAGTCCACCTTTTGGGTTCTTGCCTTCAGCACGTTGCCACGCGGGGGTCTTAGCCATACCACACCATCACAGACGCAACCGTAGTAATGTCTACATACACATTTGTACGAAACAACACGCCCTCACCCGGGAGAATGAAGTACTCTCCACCCGTCGTATTGTTTGGCAAATTAATTGTAAACTTGGTCAACCCACTTGCGCCGCCGTCCTTGAAAGCCACAGAGCCCGCTGAACTAGGTGTAGGTACGATATAAAGGGCTTTGACGCGGACGGCTGGAAGAGCATTCCCGTTTTGATCAAGAAGCTGCCCGTCATCTGTCCGCGCCTGACTCGCTAGGACATCTGTTTGCATCCCCATGATTGAGCCTCCTTAAGCAGTACGCGTAAACACGTAAGCTGTCGAACTCGAAAACATAAGGGTAAACCGAGCCAGCCCCGTCACACCAGCAGCTATGGTCAAGTCACCAAAAGAAGCGGCGGTATCTACCGCAGCGGTAGACAAGACACCGTTTGTCGCAACGGCTACCGTCACCGTTGATGCGCCTGCGGTGTTATCTATGAACAACTCAAACACCGTCCCGCGTGTTGCATTTAACGCTGCCCCGAGCAACGTCCCGGTTGGCAGGGTTATTGTAGTTGGTGCAGCGGATGTAGAAGTGATGTAGCCTGATGCAACTTGCGCAGCCGTAGCAGTTGCTGTGGCATTGATGGCGTTACTTGAAGAAACTTCGTGCCCTTCAATGAACCCATTTTGGGATACAACCGGGCCGTTAAACGTAGTCCGAGCCATATTATCCTCACATGCGATATCGGCGCATCAGTCTGCATGTCGTCAGCCGGGACTGTCTGATGCACCGGGCTAACCCCGGAATGGTTGACTCTACAACGAAACAGGGGGGCTGTCAACCCCCCCTGTCTTTACGCTCCGGGTGATCCGAAGATACCCAGCGGGTCTGAGACCCCGAAGGAATAACGCTCCCGAGCCTTGTAGCGAACATTGCCCGTGTCGAAATCACCGTCCATATCGTTCTTAAGCGGTGTACGAACAAAGTGCTTAAGACCGTTGGGTACATCCGTGGTCAGGAACCACGCGTTAGTGTCAGTCAAGAAGTGATTGACCGCGTACCCCTCAGGGATCGAACCCATCATCTTCAGTGCGTTGACATCATTGTCTGCTGTCGCCACACGAAGCTCCGTTTGCAGCAAACGCGTTGCCGTAAACATGAGCGCCGGAGGGATGATAAGCTTTTTAGGCTTTGCAGCAATCAGCAGTCCGCGCTCATCAGTCCACGCAGCAATCTGGATCACTGCGTTTTCCAACGATGTTTCGTTGAGGTCTGAATTTACAGACGGACGGTTACTGTTAGTCCCACCCGAAACCAAGGGGTGCGCCGTTGAGAACAGAGCTACTCCATCACCGTAGGTTACGGCAGAAGAGAACCCGTTGTTCAACGTCGAAGCGCCTTTGATCTCTTTGGTGTAAGCCATCGCCCGAGCCAACGCCTTCGTATACCGCGAAGACAGACTGTCGTACAGATTGTCCTCGATAGCCTCCTCCGTGATGGAAAAGCCCATCGCAATCGTCTCGTGGTTATAGCGCGCCGTCCATGCCTCTTGGGCATTGTCGTAGGCAATCGCCGAACCCTCGTTTTTGACGGGGGCTGCGCTAAATCCCGAGAGTTTGGTCTCTTCCTCGAAAGAGCGCTCAGAACTCTCCGTCTCGTAGAGTTCCTTGTACTCCGTTCCATAACGAGCGTACTCCAAGCCGAACAAGGCGTTCAGGCCGGGAAGAAGCTCTTTCAATAGCTGTGCGCGTGAAATAGCCATGATTTAGCCCCTTATACGCCGGTGGAGTTGTTGTACTGATGCATCGTCGCATTAATCTTCACAATGACTTCTGGGAAGTTATCTGCGGCAGTAGCAGTATCTCTAACCACATCAATAATACGAATGGGCAGAGTGTTCGTCGTAGCCGTCGAATCTAAAATCGCTACTTTAGAATCTCCCGTAGTCGTCGAACCTGCATTTTGCACCAGTGTTGCATTGTTTCCGATTGCGGTAATACCAACACCACTAATAACTGTAGTGCCAGAAACTACAGCAACCTGGAACAACGTATCTGGATCATCCGCAACATAGGCAAAAATCTTTGTACCTGATTTAATTGCCTGAGACGCCGGGTAAAATTGTTGGAACTGTACTTGACCAGTAGAACTATTGGTAAAAGTAACACCAAGAAACACGCCGCATGGTGTCGCGGCAGTGGTCCCTGTATCTTTTTCAATGGTTCCAGCAGCCACCCTTTTTACTAAATCGCCATAGAAAATGTTTGTAGCATAACCATCTGCTATTTCCATCAGGCGAGTCTGCCCTGCGAAAGCCTGACCCCCAATAAGATTGACGGGCTTCAGGCCGTAGGGAGCATCAACAGTGGGATAAGCCATGTTTACTCCTAGTTAAGTTGTTCCACGGCCAAAGCTGACTTCGGTCCTTTTCTCTGCAAAGAGAGGCATCCGTGGGTCATTTTGGCGCATGAAATGATTGTCAGCGGATCGAACCTGCGCATCAGCCTGTTCTTGATAAAAGGCATTGCGCTGATCTACAAATTCAGTGGGCGTCTTGCAGAGCATAAGACCCCCAATCACCACGTTGTCCTTATAGCGATCTTCGCTACCATAAAGATACTGTGTGATTTCAGGATGATCTTGCGCTCGTACAGGCTCCCAACCTTCGTGGAGTTTGGTCGAGATGTTCCTTGGGTCACTTGCACCAAGGGTGCTGACACGTATCCAACGGTGCGAATATCCCGGCTCAGGCGTAGGATCAGGCAGCAAGCTGGGCTGTTGCCACTTGCGGGGTGTCTTAGCGCGGGTCTCTAGTTCACGATTGATACGGTTTTCAGCCATTCTGAGCCTCCACTACTTTGCGAGCATACAACTCCAAAGGAATTTTGAGCTTTTTAGCAAGGGCTACCTGCGTCTGTGTCAGTGTGATCTTCTTGGGTGCAACACTTCTCGATGCAGGGGCTACAACGCTCGTCCGTCTCTTTGGGGCCTCAAAGTTCTCAGGAAACTTCTCGCGGATGCGGGAATTGATGCGATCATAGTACTCTTCAGACTGCGTGTCAACCCCACTCTTCACGAGCTTCTCATGCACCCCCAAAGCAAAGCTCGTCATTTCTTCATCCTGCCCAAACCACTTGTTCTGCTCCCGCCATGCTACAGCTTTAGGGTCTGCAACGGGCTCAGCAGGAAGGGGCTTGGCTACGGGTGCGGGTGCGGGTGCGGGGGAAGATGCAGGGGGTAGTTGAAAGTTCTCCACCTTGTCCAAGCGGATCTTTGCTTGCGTAAGTTGTTCTTGGGCTTCAACAATTTTTTCTGCGTCCCCTGCATCGTAGGCTGCACGATACTTGCGTTTTGCATCTTCAAGTGCAAGATCTGCGTTTTGTTTTGCGGTACTTACAAGTAGCCGTGTGTGCCCACCTAGACTGTCCTTAAGCTTTGAATTTTCATCGACAAGATAACGAGCGTACTTGAGCGCTTCCTCACGTTCACGCAAAGCTGCTTCTTTGGCCCTACGCTCATCGTGGTATCCATGCGACAGTTTCTTGATGCGCTTTTGAACCCCCTCGTCATACTTTGCAAGCTCCTCGTCTGTGGGTTCCGCAACAGGTTCAGCTAGTGGTTTGCGCCCCTGATCCTCTTCAGGAGTGTCATCAATGATCTCAATCTCGATAGCGTCCTCTGTGGAAGCCTTGGCTTCTTGCTTTTCATCGGGAAACTTGTACTCTTCACGGTCTAGTTGAGCCATATTTCACCTCATGCACGTTGGATGCCGCGTGGGTCTTGCACCACGGCTTCAACGGAATCGTCGTTAATCAAACGGAACTCACGGTCGTGAATCCGCAGCCTTGTGCCCGTGTTTGCACGGGTAAGTACAAAGTCCCCTTTACGGCACCACGGACCTGTGGGGAATCTCTGGGGATCTGCATACGCCATGTCGCCCAACTCCACGACAAAGAGCACGTTGCTCAAAAGTTCATCGTACTTGACTGTGGTGTCCGCTTTCAAGAGACCGCTATCAAACTTGTTTTCAATTGTTGGAAGTGTGCAAAGTATCTTGTAGCCCTTGGGAGTTGGCAGTTGGGTCGCTTCACTCATCTTTATCCTCATACTTCCGCAAAAGGTCTTGGATGTCCAGCATAGCCGAGCGCAGACCTTTGATAACGCCCGTCTGGAATCTGTATTCAGCGTAATCTTTAGCAGAACCTTCTGACATGTGGCTCTTCATTTGCTCTTCGCGGTCACGAAGTTTTTTTACCAGATAGTCACCCAATAGCTTGTACTCTGTCATGGTTTCATCCTTGTTTTAAGAAGATCCGCTTGAATTTTTCGTTCGTTCTGTTGATTCTGATTTTGTATACGTATGCCTTCTTTCTGGGCTTCCACAGCAATTCTCTGGCGCTCCACGTCCAAGCGCTGTGCAGCAAGCTGCACGTCGGCCTGATCTTTCTGGGCTTTCCTTTGCTGCTCCATGCCCTTGATCTGAAGCTCTTGCTGCTGCATCTGTACCAACGGATCTTGCGCTATCTGTTGGGCCTGTTGCTGTGCGGCCTGTGCTTGATGTATCTGAAGCACTTCTTGTGCAGCCTGTGCCACATACTTTGCCATCGCAAGCTCTTCAGCCTCAGAGACCCTCTGATCAGGACCCGGCAGGGGCGCGCCCACGCGCTGCTCAATTTCTTGCCTGTACCTATACCCTAAGTGTTCAGCGACGTGAGCCATCATTGCACCTTGCATCTGCTGGGCCATCGGATTCTGCCCAATAACCTGCATGATACTGGGGTCTTGCAGGAAAGTCATGTGTGCAGTGATGTGTGCTTGATGATCCTGATAAAGGAACGCTTTGATAGGTGCTCCTTTAAGCACGTTCATGTTCTCCGTGATAGGGTCACGAGGTTTCTGGTCATCGGGCAAGGGCACAAGTTTGTCTGCGTTAGGGATGCTCAGCACATCAAGCATCTGCCTGTGCAGACGCGGCAGGTCGTATAGCTGAGGGGCTCCTTGAGCTAGCTGCAAGGCAGCCTGATACTGCACCACCCGCTGCGCCATTGTCGAAGCGTTGGGGTCTGATACGGGCACCACCTCGACAAGGTCGTAGTCTTCCTGCTTGACCTGAGGTGACCCGTCTTGCGGTACATAGCTGTAATCAGGCGAAGTGTAGTCTCTGATGATCTCTTTAAGCAGCTTGAACTCTTCTTTCATCGCTGCATGGATGCGGGCCTGCACAGCACCCATCGTTTTTAGCTGCCGCTCCAGGAGAGCAAGGGTGGTACCCACCGGAGCCTGACTCGACATGTCGCTAATTTTCATGTCGGCCATACCACTCAGGCGACGGGCCTCCTCGGTGATCTGATTGAGTAGCGCAAGGAGTACCTGACTTGGCTCCTTGTAAGGTAGAGGCAGGATGTTGTCCCGGATAGACCCTGAGGGGACATCCACATCACGGAACTCTCCGGGAGCAATAGGCGTGTCATCTCCCTTGATCCGCAGCCCACGAGATTTGAGGCCGCCGGGGAGGTTTGCAAGAGACCCTGCGTCCACAAGTTGTCGGATCAGCATCGTCCCTGCGGTGGCATACCCACCAATGATGTGGATCAACCCAAAGCCATAAGCCCCAAAGCCGGGTATGTACACGTAATGTACAAAGTGCTGGCGCGCCTGTTTTTTAGGGTCATCCTCCCTATAGTTCCTACGAATCGCCAGAACTTTATCCGTTCCTTTGTCGATGGTGATGACATAAGGTAGGGGGAGTTCTTCTTCGTACCCGGGCAAGTCGTACTCAATCTGTATCTCACAGATCTGATACCGCTCATCTTTTATAGCATCAACACCTTCTTTTTCTGCTTTAGCTTTCTCGATGTCGGTCTGGGTTGCCGAAGGCTCCCCGATATCAACGTCCCGGTAGAACCCGCTTACCTGAAGTTTGCGCAGTTCGTTCTTGGTCTTGCGCATGATATGCGTAAGGCGGTCTGCACGCCGAATGTTTGTTACACCGTATGGAAGAATGACATCCTCGGCAGGCACATAGAACGACACCTGCCGCTCCAGGGATGGGTCGTAGTAGACCTTCTTGAACGAAGAACCTGCAAGGGCCACACCCCATAGCGCACGTTCATGCTCTGAGCGGTACTCTGGCATCTTGTCTGTAAGCTGATAGTTCATATCCGCTTCGACCCGTTTTGCAGCTTCCTCCATTTGCGGAGAAGAAACACCCACAATACTGGTCTTCACAGGCCCGTCCGCAGGGAACGTCTCCATGATGGACTCGCTCTGAAAGCGAATCGCAGACTCTGTAAGAAGTGTGGAAAATACACCACAAGCACCATCCCAAGGCTCGGTAACCTCATCGTACCTGAGGCCCAGCACGTCCAGCCCCTTTACGTAAGTGTCCGCCCAATCTTTTCTTGCAGTGATGTCTGTCTGCACAAGCTCCATGATGTCGCCCGCAACTTTTTGCAGGTCCGCTTCTGTCATGTACTCAGCAAGATTGGAACCAAATTCTTCTTCCTCACCCTCACTCTCGCTCCCTAAAGAGATCTCTACATCCCCGACCCCTATGGTTACGCTCTTGGGGTCTTCGATTTCGATCTCAATAGGGGCCTCTTGTTCTGCCAGCGATTCGATGCCCACAGGCATCGCGTAAAGTGCTTTCTCCATGCTTTCTCCTACAGGTAGTACCCACGCTTCGAGGCTCGGAAGCCTTTGAAGTAGTTGATCGCTTCAGGCTCATCCGTGGGCAGACGGAGGAATCCGCCTTGCCTGAACCGCGCTAACGCTAATGTAGTTGAGTCCACATAATCATCATACTCACCCGCAGGAAAAGATGCAACCTCGTCAATGAGTTCTTCTGCCCAATTCATGTTTGGTGCCCATACATGTCCCGCTTGAATGATATCTGAAACCGCATTAAGCCTTGTTATCTTATCATTGCCCTTGCTCGGAGTGAATTCTGATACCGGCACCCCCATGCGACGCAACTCTTGGTAAAGTGATATACCAGATGCTTTTTTCTCTACAATTAACGCGTCAGGTTCGTAGCTTTTGTACTCTTCCATTGCTTTTTTCTTTAGTTCAAAAAACTCAAGTCGTGCACGAAAAGCGTTAAGTAAAATTATATTAGTGTTACCTTCTTCCGTAGTCCACACACCCCACGTTGTACACGCAGAATAGTCTGCACGATTAGTTGTTTCAAACGCTGTATCCCATGCCTGGATGATAAAATCACACTTTGGAGGGTCTTCTTTCTCCCAAACTCTCCACCATTCGCGCTTAACGATAGCACCTTCTTCAGAAGTAGGCTGTTGCTGGTATTGAGCCTGCCATTTTGAGTTCGGAAGCTCCTCTTTTAGTACAGAAAGCTCATCTAATGGCCAAAATTCAGGCCAAAGTGGGTTCCCAGAAGGTAAAATTGCAGGAAATTCGATCACCTCCCACTCATCTCCTCCTCTTTGAGCTGCATTTTTGAGCACCTGCCCCGTCAAGTCCTTCAAACCCCATCGCGTCATCACAATAACGATAGATCCCCCCGGTTGCAGACGCTGTCTTGGGCCTGAAGTGTACCACTCATACACCTTATCATAGATTTCTGGGTTGGTTGTGGCCAGTGCAGCCTCTTGTTCTGAGTGTGGGTCGTCAATAACCAGCAAATCTGCACCCTTACCGGTCACCGCACCGCCTACACCTATGGCAAAATATTCACCACCTTTGTTTGTGTTCCATCTACCCGCAGCTTTTGAGTCGGCTTGCAACCCTACGCCGGGGAAAATATTTTTATAACTGTCTTGATCAACAAGATTTCGCACTTTTCTACCAAAACCTACGGATAACTCAGCAGTGTGCGCCGTCTGAATTACTTTTTTATCAGGAAATTTCCCCAAAAACCAGGAAGGCAAAAGATAAGAAGCAAATTCAGATTTGGTATGGCGGGGTGGCATATTAATAATCAATCGTTTTGTTTTGCCTTCTATCACTCTTTCAAAAGCCGCAGCCATTCTGAGGTGGTGTCTACCTAATATAAACGTAGGCCAAACTTTCTGCACATATTTAATAAATTTACTCTGAGCAAGCTCTCTTTCTTTTAATTTTTCAAACAACGCCAGCTCAGCATTTAACTTGCGTTTTTCTGAATCGGAAAGTTTGGGTAATATTTTCTGTATATTAGCCAAAGATATGTTATTCAGTCTGTGTTGCATCGTCTTCTGTGCCGTATATATCAGGAGTTCCCAAATGTGCATCCAGGTCATCAAGTGGTATTGCCTCGACATCAACTGTATCCGAATGCAGCAGTCTTTTGATCCTTTCAGCAATTGACGTTTCAATATCGCTTGCGTTTTTATAATGCACAGTTACTTCACTGCGTTCCGTAAATATACCAATATCGCTGTGTTTACCTAATAACTCCAAAGCTTTTATTTCAATCCTTGGGTCGCCGCATGTACATAATTCTATAAGCCTGTTTGTAATAAATGTTCTGGCTTGCTGCACGTCACTAATGACTTGGTGATCGTACTGCGTAAGTATTGCGGCTAACTTTATTGCAACACCCGGTTTGACTACTGTTTTTTGAACACGCTGTGTACCCTTGATCAGCTCTTGGGCCTTGTGTTCATCTTCAGGACTGAAATCTAACGAACCACCTAGCTGCTCAATAAGTGCAGCAGTGTTTGCAGCAACCGCAATCTTGTCTTTGTCTGTTACAGGTACGTCCGACTCCAGACTGTAGGGGAGAGGGTGTTCTGTGTTTGGCTGTATTGTAATCATGGGATAGGTGCACCAAGATTGAGATGCCCGCAACTATACACGTAATTTATAGTTTAGCAAGGGGGGAGGTTGAGACTCCTGACGGGGGGTGTTTCCCATAGA